CTGGGAAGGTGCTCGGAATGGTGAGCTATCTACAGAGGCCCGGGAACAACTGGCTAAGGTGAGTCCTGCTGAAGTTGCAGCAGTGTCTCTGAAGTGGCGGACACAGATCGTGGAAACCCAGCCTGCTACAGAAGACATCAGTGACTCACAAGTTTCTGAACTTCGTGGTATTGCTGGTGGTGATGAAGGTTACCAAGAGATGATTGCTTGGGCATCAGACAACCTCTCACCTCAAGACATCCAGCGTTATGATAATGTCATTGCTAGTGGAAACTATGATGCCATTTCATTTGCTGTTGAAGCACTCAAATCTAAGTACACTGAAGCTATGGGCGTTGAAGGTCAACTGTTTAAAGGCAAGCCTGCTGGTAGCAGTAAGGATGTCTTCCGCTCTCAAGCTGAGGTAGTTGCAGCTATGTCTGATCCTCGTTACGATCGAGACCCTGCATATCGTCAAGATGTGTTTGCTAAACTTGAACGATCTGATCTGAACTACTGATGAACGACACTAACATCTGGGCAAAGGAACCACCTATGTACACTGACAAAGACTACATTGTGCCTCATAATGAACGTGCTGAATTGCTGAATGGTCGCCTTGCTATGCTTGGTGTGATTGCAGCAATCGGTGCTTATGCTGTAACTGGTCAACTCATTCCTGGAGTATTCTAATGGCTTGCGGTAAGAAAGGCCACAAAGGTGGCGGTAAAAAGAAGTAAGTATTGATAGATCCGTCAATACTGCGCGTGTATTGGCGGATTAGTAGGAGCAATCAATATTAAAGTTCTTCGCTTTATTATTATGATTCCTGTTCTAACTACTCTATCGGTGATCGCTAGTTGGTATGGTCCTGGCTTTAATGGCAACCTTACTGCTAGTGGCGAACGATATAATCAAAACGCCCTTACTACAGCGCACAAGACACTACCCTTTGGAACACGCCTACGTGTATGTTTCAAGAGGTGTGCCGTTGTTCGGGTAACAGATCGCGGTCCCTACATTCATGGTAGGAGCTTTGATCTCAGTAAAGGTGCGGCTGATGCAATCGGTCTCACTGGTTCTGGAGTTGGACAAGTCAAAGTAACTCGTCTTAACTAACTTCAAACTATGACTGCAACTCTCGCAGCTCCTCGCTCCCAGGAAACACCTTGGGAGCTTTTTTGTAAATGGGTCACTTCGACCGACAACCGTCTTTATATCGGCTGGTTTGGGGTACTGATGATTCCGTGCCTCCTTGCAGCCACCACTTGTTTTATTGTCGCCTTCATTGCTGCACCTCCGGTGGACATTGATGGCATTCGTGAACCAGTTGCTGGTTCTCTCATGTATGGAAACAACATCATATCGGGAGCCGTCGTTCCGAGCAGCAATGCCATCGGACTACACTTCTACCCAATTTGGGAAGCTAATTCACTTGATGAATGGCTCTACAATGGGGGTCCGTTCCAGCTCACAGTGTTCCACTTCCTCATTGGCATCTATGCTTACATGGGACGTGAGTGGGAACTTAGCTATCGACTAGGCATGCGCCCTTGGATTTGTGTCGCATACTCTGCCCCGGTGGCGGCGGCTACCGCTGTATTCCTTGTCTATCCCTTTGGCCAAGGAAGCTTCTCTGATGCTATGCCTTTGGGTATCTCGGGAACCTTCAACTACATGCTTGTCTTCCAGGCTGAACATAACATCCTTATGCACCCCTTCCATATGCTTGGAGTCGCGGGTGTATTTGGTGGGTCTTTGTTTAGCGCGATGCACGGCAGCTTGGTTACGTCTAGTCTTGTTCGTGAAACGACTGAAGAAGTATCTCAGAACTATGGATACAAGTTCGGTCAAGAAGAGGAGACGTATAACATCGTTGCCGCTCATGGCTATTTTGGACGTTTGATCTTCCAATATGCATCTTTCAATAATAGCCGTAGTCTTCACTTTTTCCTTGCAGCTTGGCCTGTTGTTGGCATTTGGTTTGCCGCTCTTGGTGTCTCTACTATGGCGTTCAATTTGAATGGATTCAACTTCAACCAATCGTTGCTATCGTCTGATGGTCAC